AGTACCTGGTTCTGCTGGTGTGTAAAAACTCTCGTCAATTACGCTAACTTGTACACCTGGTGATATTAAAGCCATTTAAGTTCTCCTGTTATAACAACTGTTAAAAGTATTTATATGATTTCTCCAAAAACATATATCAAAACCCCCAGAAAAAGGTACCACAAAGGGCAGGTAAATACAATATGAGACCTTTATGCGAGTGCGGATATAGACCTGCGGCTGTAAACTATAAAAAGAACGGCAAAACGTTTTATCGTAGGCAGTGTGATACTTGTTTACATCACGGTAAAAAAATGTGGGGTATACCTAAATGGCACCGTGCTGGTTATAGACAGTTAGATACTTGTGAAAAATGTAATTATAAAAGCAACCACAAAGAGCAGTTTAATGTCTATCATGTTGATGGTGATCTAAATAATACGTTGCGTAGTAACTTAAAAACTATCTGTGCGAACTGTCAACGGTTGATGCAGAAGCAAGGCGCAAAGTGGAAACAAGGCGACCTTTTACCTGACTTTTAAGATCTGCAATAGTTCCTTCATTATATATATTATGTTCAAATGATGCTTTTGCCCAACGCCATTCACTTGGGTGTACATCAGTTGGTTCAATGCCTAAGTCTTGATATTGTCTAAACCATACAGGATCAGGTCCACGTTTGACACACCAAACTTTTCCGCCCATATCTTTAATAACTTCTACTTCGTTTTCAAAGCGTACATCAGGAATAACAAAGTTCTTATTAGGATTATCAACAATAGTTTTCTTAACAAAACTTACCCAAACACCATCATAGAATCCGTTACGCATACAGTCAGTACCAAACTCCTGTAATACTAATCTTGGAGTTACACTACGTCCTGTTTCTTTTGTCCAAAATGTATCTTCTTGCTCACGCCAATAACGACTGTCCGGAGTTTCACCTTCAAGCATATCACGTGGCCAATCAAACATTAAAGATACTGCATCTTTAAGTTTGTCTGCAAAACTAATCTTTTCAAAGCGGTGATCGTCAACTAGAATGTCTGCTACTGTGCCTTTACCGCAACTGATGAGTCCACAAATTCCAATAATCATAATGAATCCTTAATTTATAATGTATAGTATACGTTATAATTTAGCAGATGTCAAGTATTATTTTAACCGATTGTGAAGCCGTATCCTACGCCACCAGCTACTGCTAGTGCTAGATCTTGTTCAAGTTTTTCCATTTCGGCTTGTGCTTCAGCTTTTAGGGCATCACCGTTTAAAGATGTGCCTCCTTGTGGGCCTGCAACTGTAGCAAATTTACTACGTGCTTCGCCTAGCATATACTTACACTTTGCAAGTGTATAGTCTTTGATCCATTGTACAGCCATATAGTCATCTAATAGTTCAAAGTCTGGTCTATAGTTGTAACATTCTAGTAATAGTTCTTCTTCTGCACGTGAACGTTGTAAGATTGTAAGTTTCTTGTTTGACCTATTCCATTTAAATTCAATAAATGAACCAAACATACGCCCTACTAATTCTTGATATCCTGCAAACGCATTGTAAGTTGCTAGTCCACCCATGTTAGAACTTGCTAACAAATAAGTATTTGTGTATGCCATGTTGAATGGTTCAAACAATGTGCCGCCATCGCCGCCACCTGTACGTGATCCTATTGATCTACGAAAAATTTGTCTAACTTCCATTACCTCATTTGGTAATATATACTCGTTTTGATCTATTACTGTAGGAAGAAAAACATATGACTCTTCAACACTATTTTCGCTACGCTGTCTGAATTTAGTAAATGCTGTGTTAAGGGCACTTTCGTAGTGTTCTGGATCGAGTTCAACATCGATCATTCCACCGCCGAGACTAAGTTCTACATACTTGTAAACTTCTTGTTTTTTAGTGTTTATGTTTGTTGCCATATATCTTCTCCGTACAATGTATTTATGCGTTACGATAAATACTATTGTTATGCCGAGACTCAGTTTATACAAACCCGAAAGAGGGAAAGATTATTCATTTTTAGATAAGACTATAACAGAGATGTTTACCGTTGGTGGTACCGACGTCTTTGTACACAAGTACTTAGGTCCTAAGAATCCAGATGACGCAAGTGCTACGGCTGATCAGCCACAGTACAATGCTGTAAAAGAAACAAATATCCAAGATATGCTGTTTATGGAAAACAGAGATCGAAAATATGATCCAGACATTTACACAATGCGTGGCATATATAGTGTCTCTGATGTAGATTTTGATATGAGTCAATTTGGATTGTTCTTGCAAAACGACATTATTTTTATGACTATACCAATTAATTATAGTGTAAAAACTTTGGGACGTAAAATTATGTCCGGTGATGTAATTGAATTACCTCATTTAAAAGATGAAAATGCACTTAACGATTATACTGTAGCACTCAAACGATTCTATGTTGTTGAAGATGTTAATAGAGCAAGTGAAGGATTTTCGCCAACTTGGTATCCACACTTATATCGTGTGAAGATGAAGCAAATAGTTGACTCGCAAGAGTTTAAAGAGATACTTGATTTACCAGCAGAAGAAGGTTCATCACAAACATTACGTGATGTTCTTAGCACATATGAACAAGAGATGCAAATTAATGATGCTATTATTTCACAAGCAGAAGCTGATGCTCCTAAAGCAGGTTATGACACTAGTCATCTATATACACTACAAGTTGATGACAGAGGTGAACCAGAACTAGTAACAACAGATGCAACAGACCTTGATGCAAGCACACAAGGAGAGTTAGCAGATAGAGTAAACCAAACTCCAGAACGTGAAGGATATACAGGATATCTTATTGGAGACGGTATAGCACCAAACGGAGAAGCATTTGGAAGTGGAATTACTTTTCCGCTTACACAAACTAAAGGCGACTATTTCTTAAGAATTGATATGATGCCTAATAGATTATTTAGATATGACGGAACAAGATGGGTTAAGATGGAAGATAATGTACGAATGACAATGACAAACACAACTGCAAAACAAACACAAAAAGGAACGTTTGTTAATAATACAAATGAATCAACAATTGGTGGCGACACTGTAAAAGAAAGACAAGGTTTAGGTCAAGCGTTGAAGGCAAAGGCAGATAATTCATGAACAAAATTAGACACAATATAGCAGGATTTATTTTTGCAGGGCTAGGATTTTATTTTTTATTCCTAGATATGATGCCAATGTCAATGGGTGCTGGCGCGGCAATGGATCATAGTATGCACACTACTCATAGTAACACACTATTTGGAATTGGTGAAATGACATGGATGTGGTTTACAATGGCTGTTGTACATTTCTTTTTAAATGATTGTCAATGTAAATCATGTAAGGGTAAAGATTAATGCAACATTTTTATGACGGACAGATTAGAAGATATCTTACACAACTTGTAAGACTATTCAGTAATTTTTCTTACAAGGACGGCGACGACAAAATAGTCCGTGTGCCTGTAATGTACGGAGATATTACACGTCAAGTTGGTCATATTTTAAGAGATAATTCTGAAAACAAAGTACCTAGTGCTCCACGTATGTCAGTATATATTACAGGATTAGAACAAGATAGATCACGTACTAGTGATAGTTCTTTTACTAGTAAGGTACATATTAGAGAACGTGCTTACGATGATGCTGGCAAAGAATATTTAAACACACAGGGTAAAAATTATACAGTAGAACGTATAATGCCTAGTCCATATACATTAAATGTTAATGTAGATATTTGGTCAACAAATACAGATCAAAAATTACAAATTATGGAACAACTATTAATGTTGTTCAATCCTAGTTTAGAAATACAAACAACTGACAACTATGTTGATTGGAGTAGTTTAACAAGTGTAGAGTTAACAAGTATGAACTTTAGTTCAAGATCAATTCCTATCGGAACAGAAAGTGAAATTGATGTTGCTAATCTTTCATTTACAACACCTATATACATTAATATGCCTGCTAAGGTTAAGAAATTAGGAATTATAACAAATGTTATAATGAGTATATTTGATGAATCAAACGGTAATGTTGAATTAGGAATTACTACACCTCAACTAAAAGCATATTCTGATAGTCCAGCAGAAAGAGCGGCAATGGATAAACAAACTGATCGTATTAATAGAGATTCATTAAACCTTTCAGTTACTACTGCTACGTATAAAGACTACGGGTTAGTTGTTATGAACAATATTGCACAGTTAATTGATAGAGGAAAAACAGGTACAGTAACTTGGACTAAACTAATCGAAGCGTTACCTGGAGAATACAAAGCAGGATTATCACAGTTACAATTACAGCGTAAAATACTAGTAGGAGAAGATACAAGTATAAGTGTTAACGGATCAGTAACTATTAATACACTAGACGAAAGCCAATTAGTTATTGATTGGGATGAAGACACAATTCCTACAAATACTACTTTACCTAGTCCGTCAGGAAGAAATAATACTGGCTCAATTGACTTTATAATTGATCCTGGAAAATATAATCCAACTACAGCCAAAACACCTGGCCTTAGACTATTATTACTAGGTGCAATTAACACAAGTACTAATGTAGGCGAAGCAGGATATGATGGTCCAGACGCTTGGAAAAATGCAGATAATTCAGACTTTGTAGCAGGCGAAAATGACATTGTAGAATGGGATGGAACTGCATGGCATATTGTATTTGATGCTAGTACAGACCCAGGAACAGCAACAAAATACGTAACCAACCTAAATACTGGTGTACAGTATAGATGGACTGGTACAGAATGGATACTTTCATTCGAAGGCGAATACCGAAAAGGCACCTGGCGCCTGTCACTCTAAAATAAGTACTTGCATGAGTCAAGAAATTATATGCAGTGGTGCCTTGTTTTATTCACTTAAAACACAACGGTTTTTATTATTACATCGCACACAAAGCAAACAAAAACATGTATGGGGATTAGTAGGCGGTACTAACGGCAAGAATGAAGCTCCGTGGCCTGCACTACAACGAGAAATACACGAAGAAGTCGGCGAATTACCAGACATAATCAAAACAATTCCATTAGAAACTTTTATTAGTACAGATGAAAAATTTAGTTTTCATACATATTTGTGCATATTAAAAGATGAATTCCTTCCACAACTAAACGAAGAACATGACGGATATGCATGGGTAAGTTTTGGAAGATGGCCTAAACCATTACACATGGGATTACGCAATACATTACAAAGTAAAACCAATCAAACTAAATTTGAAACAGT